GCATCTATACCAGAACCCAGTAAAGGTTTACCGCCAGGACCAAGTATTGTTCCTGCCCCCGGTCTTGGCGCAGCACCTTTTCCTAGATCTCTTAATGCTTGTGGTTTTATTTTTGGCCTAGTCCTTGGATCTACTGCTGGTGCTGATAGTTTTGTCGGTCCTTTTATTCCAAGTATTTTTGCTAACCTACCAGGAAGTCTCCAAAACCATCTTGTAATTTTAAATAATCTGATTCCCCATTTAGCAAATTTATATCCAACTATACCAATTACCGCAGGAACAAATAACTTTCCTATCCAATCAAATATAGTAAATAACAGTTCTTTATTTTTATCGTCTTGCAACCACTTAAATGCTGCATTATAAACAATACCAGTTAAAATTAATCCAAAAAATTCTTTTATCTTATCAAAAACATTTTTAATTGGTGCAGCAACTTTGGCTATCGCACCACCGAGAGCACCACCTATTTTTTTAGTTGACTCTACTTCTGCTTCTTTTGCTGCAAATTTTCTTTTTGATTCTGCTGCTTTTATTTTTTTAATTGTCTCTTTCTCTTCTGCAATCCTCATTGCAAAGTCAAGAGAAAGTTGTTTCTGTATTTCTACAAGAATTCTATTAGTCTCAACAAGTGTTTCTGACACTTGTATTGGTGACGCTTCACCTTTTAAGGTCTCTGCTGAGATCTTTGGTTTTACAAAACTAAATTTTGTTGTTTTTAATTTTGGCACTGCAGCAGTGGTCGCAGCAGCACCACGCAATACCGAAGAAGATATAGTCTTCTTACCAAGTTTAGGTATCGATGGTGCTCTGTAAACCTGATTAATGTCCACTCTGCTGTTGTGCCTTTAGATTTTCCTCTTCAACGTGTTGTTCGAGTAAAGTAAGATATACTTCCCTCTCCCAAGGAATCATATTTTCGAGCTCTGTTAATGAATATTTATGGTGCTGCATCAAGGCAAAATTAATTTTATAGTATGACTCAAGGTTAGTATGAGCCATACTTAACTGAAAAAACTTGCGAGTCCCTCCAGCACAATTTCACTTTCAACTTTTGTATTTGGATTCTTAACTTTTAACGTATGAGAAAGTTTGGGCATAGTCACAAAGAAAGTTTCAATTTCTTTAAACTGCTTTGTATTCAACTGATCTACAAATTCTTCTAGTTCTTTTTTACTGCAGTCAGAAGCACTCCAAGACTCTTCAGAATCATAAATCATATCAATACAAGAAGTAATCATACTAAGAGACTTATTTACATCACTAACATCTTCGTTGGTCTCAAAATTATTTTCAACAAACTGATCTAATGAAGGATACCTCAACTTCATTGAAAGATTATCATCTAACTTGATTGTTTCTTTATGATCTTTGTTCTTCTGAACCTTAATGTCATCAATGGCGATTTCAACTTGAACTGTTGTCTCACCATCATCTGGACATGTGACATTAACTTCGACGGTTTCACCTACAGACTTAGCACGAACATTTAAGAACAAGTATTCGATATCAAAAGTTGATAGATCAGAAACTTTGATTCCCTTAGTCAGAATACAATCAGAAAGAATTTGAACAATAGCATCAGTAATCTGTTTCATGTTCTCAGATTCTAGTGCCATGATGAGGATTTTTTCTTCTCTTACTAGAAAGGGGCGATACTTAATTTTCTTTCCAGTAGAAGGCAATTCCAACTCATATGTTGGAGTATTAATCTTTGGTAAAGGCATAATAACCTATAAAAACTTCAGTTGTGATTATTTATTCACCTCCCTGAGGTAAATCAGATGGTCTTTTTATTTTACCTTGACGGGCAGCCCAATACAATTCATCTAAAGATGCTTGAGAGTTCCCCAAACTTCTTGATTTTGGAGGTCCTAAAAATCTTCCATTTTGAGTATCAAATTCTTCTGCCGAAGAATTTCCGTCTGAAACAACCCCTCCTGTTTCTCCTCGTTGAGCATTACCACCTGTTGAGGTTAATTTATTTTTAGTTGCAATATAACGATCAAAATTAAATGTGACTGTTACCTTTAATAATTCTGCTGGACCATAAGAGACTGGTATAGAAGTTAAACCCTTTGGAAAAGCATTTATGAAGTTATAAATTAATTCAGTATTGAATGATTTTTCAAATTTTGTAATTGTTAAATTATCAATCTTATAATGATCCGGAAATTGAAATCTTCTATAGTAATGTTTACCACCATTAACTTGAGATAGTTCTCCTGCACCAGAAATAAAATCCATCCACCCTTCAAAAAATCTTAATAACTCATAATTATCATCAACATAAAAAGTCATGTCCATATCAGTGTAAAGACGAGTGTGAGCAAACTCTTGTGTTACGCCCATATAATTATCTTTTACCTCAGCAGTCGCATATGATGAAACTGGAAGAGTAGCTTCTGAGCAAAAGAATCCTAGTTTACTGTTTACAAATGCAACGATACTAGCACCAACATCTTCTCTCTTATAAACTTTATCAAAATAGTCTTTTAGTGTTAGTGGAACTGGAATATTAACAAAATATTGATTCGTTTGAGCCAAATTGCCAATGAGGTATTTGGCCTCCTTCATACTAAGTGATCTAAGAAGGGAATTGGACACTCTAAATACCTTATACGATTCTTATATTATTAAGTATTTAGATGTCATATAAGGGAAAATTTCAACCATCATATCCAAAAAAATACAAGGGTGACCCAACAAACATAATTTATCGTTCTCTATGGGAGCGTAAGTTTATGGTGTATTGTGACACGAACCAGAACATCCTTGAGTGGGGTAGTGAAGAAATCGCTCTTCCCTATCGTTCACCAATCGATAATAAAATTCACAGATACTTTCCCGACTTTTATATTAAAGTCCGAGAAGCAACTGGACAGATTAAGAAATACATTATTGAAATCAAACCCAAAAAGCAAACTGTTGAACCAAAAGTTCAAAAGAGAAAAACGAAAGGATATATTTACGAAGTCTACGAGTATGCCAAGAACCAGGCAAAGTGGAAAGCAGCACGAGAATTCTGTAAAGATAGATTATGGGAGTTCAAAGTTATTACAGAAGACGAACTAGGTATTAAGTAATGCCAAGAAAGACTCTCAAACAAAGAAAAGAAAAATATCCAACAGAGAATCAATATAATCGCATTCGTTCTGTGATGGATAATCTCAATGGAAAAGAAAGTTCAAGTGATGTAATGAGTGAACTTAGAAGTGCTTTGACTGGAAGTGGTAAAGTTCCAAGTGCTGGGAAGTATTATGTCTTTGTTTATAATCCCAAGACACCAAACATCACGTATGATCAGCACCCTCTAGTTGCGGTCACTGAAGTCTTTGATTGGGGATTTCGTGGTATTAACTATCATTGGGGAGAAGTTCGTCAATATACTTGGAATGAAGTTGCTGACCAACTATATGAGATCTACCCAGAAGAACTTGCTGATGCCAGAGAACTGCCAATTAAGAAACTGCGTCTAAATAGTTAAAAAAGTAGGCAAAAATGCCAATTTATAGATATCCTTTCACAGAAATAAATGAAAACTCCGATTTTTTAAAGATTGAAATAGCTAAATATACAGCTAATAGTTTGACACGAGAAAGCGGAACATCCACCCCTTCAGTAACGACTAGAACTCAAGGAGCTCAAGGAGTTCAGTCAACTATAAGTACTCTTAAAGCTGGAAAACCTTTCACAGTAAAAAAAAGGACAAACGCAACAGTAATCGATATACAGGATGGAAATTCTGTAAAATATACAGAAGGAAGTCTTGATGGTTTAACTGCTGGTGCTTTGGGAGTTGTTTTAGATGCTTTCTATAATAAAGAAGATAATCCTGGCCAGGTTCTTCAAACAATGCTAAAAGAAGCTACAGATCTTGGATTAGATCCCGCTGCTCGACAGTATTTTTTAAATAATCTAGCGGCTAGTGCGGCAAACATGCCATTTGGTGGAAATTTAACACCATCTCAGTTATTAGCAAGACAAACTGGGAATATTTTGAATCCAAATATGGAGTTATTATTTGATGGTGTTACTTTAAGGTCTTTTAAATTTTCTTTTAAATTAACACCAAGAAATGAAGGTGAAGCAAAGCAAGTAAAAAATATTATAAAAACACTAAAACAAAGTATGGCACCTGGAACTAGCAACTTAGGATTTAGTGGAGAAGCAAGCGGTATTAACGGATTATACTTATCAACTCCAAAAATATTTAAACTTAACTATATGAGAGGAAGTCGAAATCATCCGTTCTTACATAAGTTTAAAGAATGTTTTCTTACAGATATGTCTGTGAATTATACTGGTGAGGGGACATATGCTACTTATGGAGGAGCTGATGAAGATGGTGGTGGAACTCCAGTTTCTATGATTATGGATTTGTCATTTAAGGAACTTGAACCAATTTATGCTGGTGATTATAATGGATTAACAGGAGTAGGATTCTAAAATGGGATACTTTAGAGAACTTCCAAATTTACTTTATCCTTCTTATCTGTCTGATAAGAACTCATCTCTTAACTATATCGAGGTCAAAAATCTCTTCCGTAGAGTTAAATTAAGAGATGATCTTCAGAATGTTTTTACTATCTTCAATAAATATG